AGTGTTTGGATTTTACAAAATACAACTTTACAGACTACACAATGGAGAGTTGTAGGAATTACTGAAGATAAAGATAATTATGCAATAACGGCAACATCTTATCATGCTGGAAAATATGCTTTTATCGAGGATGGTTCTGCATTACCTACTCGTAATATTACAGTTTTAAATGAGTTGGTCGATGCTCCTGGAGGCGAGATTGTTACCGAAGAATTTTTTATAGAAGGTACTACTGCAAGAACAAGATTAAATATAGACTTTAATCCTGTTGTTGGAGCTATTGAATATGAACTTAAATTTAAGTTAGACAACGGTAATTTTACAACTCTTAAATCAAGAAGTCCTGAGTTTCAAATATTAGATTCATTACAGGGAGAATATCAATTTGAATTATCCAGTGTTAACGCTTCACTTGAACCTTCTGCACAACCAACAACTTTTACCTTTAATGCTTTAGGAAAGACTGCTATTCCTGGAGATGTCACTGGATTAACAGGAGAGCCAATAAATGCTAATACAGTAAGACTACGTTGGAATTTATCTACTGATTTAGATGTTACTCATGGTGGTCTTGTTTATGTCAGACACACTACAAAAACAGATGGAACAGGAACTTTTTCTGATGCCACTGATTTAGTAAAAGCTTTAGCTGGTAATACGACAAGTGCTGATGTTCCTTTACTTGAAGGAGAGTATATTCTTAAATTTCAAGATGATGGAGGTAGGTTTAGTGCTGGTGAAGCAAGTGTTGTTATAGATTTACCTGATAATCTTGCACCTTTAGTTGCTTTAACAAGAAGAGAAGATTTAGATAGTCCTAAGTTTCAAGGTGTAAAAACTGATGTAGCTTTTGATGCTACTACTAATTCCTTAAATCTAATTGGTGGAGGTTTGTTTGATGATATTGGCGGTAGTATTGCTGGAACATTAGATGATATAAGTTCCTTAGATGATCTTGGTGGTATAAAGCCTTTTGGTACTTATGAATTTGGAGGTGCTCCTGGTACAGCTTTCTTAGATTTGGGAAGTGTATTTAGTCTTGATTTAAAACGTCATTTCTTGACGGAGGCATTTTTCCCTTCAGATTTATTTGATTCAATTTCTGATATAGATGCAAGAGTAGATTTTGATGGTGCTACCGCTACTAAGGTAAACGCTGAAATGCAAGTTGCAGTAACTCAAGATGATCCTACTTCTGGATCGCCTACATATACTCCATTTCAAACATTTGCCAATGGAACATATAAAGGTAGAGGTTTTAAGTTTAAAGTGAATTTAACAAGTAATGATCCTGACCAAGACATAAGAGTATTTCAGTTAGGTTATACAGCATCGTTCCAAAGACGAACTGAACAAAGCACAACAACAATTGCATCAGGAGCAGGAGCAAAAGCAGTACCCTTTACAGATTCTTTCTTTACGGGAACTTCTGCTATTGGTGGGGTAAATTCAAATTTACCTTCTATTGGTATAACTGCACAGAATATGGCCTCTGGAGATTTCTTTGAATTATCTAATATTAGTGGTACTGGATTTACTGTTCATTTTAAAAATTCATCAAATGCTTCGGTTGATAGAAATTTCACCTATCAAGCTGTCGGCGGTTCGTGCAGGAATAAATGATATTTTTACAGCATTAAGAACAATAAATTCAGCAAGTGGAGATCCATCTGGAGCAGGGAATGTAGTTCAGTTTCAACCACATATAGATTCAGCAACTAATTTATTAAAAATTTGTACTGCTGTTAGCTCTGGAACGGGTACTTTTACAACTATTGGAAATATAACTCAGGCGAACTTAGGTTTAGTTAATGCAGCAACACCTACGATGACAGGTGACGTAACCATGAACTCAAACGGGTTCTTGAAGATCCCAGTTGGTAACGACTCACAGCAACCTGGTCAGTCTGGACAGCCAGCAGCAGCTATAGGACAGTTAAGATATAACTCAACACAAAATAGATTTGAAGGATATAAGAACACTGGTTGGGGTGAGATTGGTGGAGGAGGTGGAGCAGCAGGAGGAGGAACTGAAGCTATTTTTCACGAATCGGAGAATACAATGGATCAGGATTACACCATAACTTCAGGAAGTAATGCTTTAGTTGCTGGACCTTTAACAATTAATGCTACACTGACCATAAATAGTCCTTCAGTTGTAACGATTCCATAATGACAATTATTCTAGACGGCTCAACAGGAATAGTTTCAGACAGTACAGCATCTAATCCTGCTATGACTGCCAAAGGTAATGGTAGTGATGTAGAGGGTTATATACAACTTAACTGTCGTGTTAACAGTCATGGGGTAAAGCTAAAAAGTCCACCTCATAGCTCTGGGCAATCTTATACGATGGTTTTACCTGATAACCAGGTAGCAGCAGATAAGTTCTTAAAAGTAAAAAGTATTACAGGAAGTGGAGCGACTGCTGTAGGCCAGTTGGAATATGCCACTGTATCTGCTGGTATAACAATGGCAGATAGTTGGATTGTAACGACTACATATAGTACGTCTGGTAATTCTGAAATGAACTCTTACTGGGCAAGACAGTCAGATGGTGTTACTGGGACAGGAAATATTGGTTCAGCAATGACACAATCTAGCGGAGTTTTTACTTTTCCTAGCACTGGAATTTATTTAGTTTCTTTGCAAGTATATTTTATAACATCAGCAGCAAATAATTACGCTGGTGTTATACATGACTTTTCTACTGACTCAGGTTCTAATTATACAAGTGTTCTTTCTGGTTATGGAAATGCTTATACAAGTAGTGGATATATTATGAACCAAACTTTTAATATTATTGACATTACTAATGCATCTACTAATAGAGTAAAGTTTAAGACTGAAACAAGTGCTGGAAATTCAGTAGTAGGTCTCGGTTCACAAAAACGAACTGGTGCTATGTTTATTAGATTAGGAGATACATAATGAGAATAGATGGTAGACCAGATCACATTGAAGATTTTCTTGTAACAGTTCGTTTAGGGCCGTGGTTTGGTTGGTCTGATTTTAAAAATAAAATTTATGCAAATTTAATAGTGCATGATGGAGGTTCTAAACCAACCGAAAAAGAATGTACAGATGGATTAAAGGCATTACAAGATGCTTGGGATTTAGAAAACGATAGTTACAAATCTCAAAGAAGAGCAGAGTATCCAAGTATTGAAGATCAGTTAGATACGATCTATCATAGTGGAGTAGCTGGTTGGAAAACTTCTATTAAAGCTATTAAAGACAAGTATCCAAAACCTAGTTAATTATGTCGAAGATTAAACTAAACGCACCAACAGGAGGAGGATCAGTAAGCTTAGAAGCTCCTTCATCTACTCAAAGCAATAATAATATAGAGTTTAAACTACCAAATCAAGACGGGAGTGCCAATGAATTTTTAAAAACTGATGGGTCGGGCAATTTATCATTTGGTGCTGCTGGTGGTGGAGGTAAAATTCTTCAGCATAAATATATTAATAATGGAGATCATCTAAGTACAGGAGCTCAGTCAAGTTATCCAGAATTAAGTAGTGCTTTAAGATTAACAATCACTCCAAACGCATCAAACAGCATAATAGTTATTAAGTATTTGTTAAGTCTTGGTATGGGAAGTAATGCGGTGGCAACGCTTAGAATTTGTAAAGATGTGTCTAATTATTCCGATGCCGCTGATTCTGAAATGGTAAACCCACCAAACACTCTTAGTGCTGATACTGATGGTAGTGGAAGTAGTTATGGTTCATACTCAAATGGCTGGATGCACCAAGCACTTTTCATGTCAATAGAAACTGCTGGTAATACGACTCAACGAGTCTATAGCATTCATGGTCGCGTTACAAGCGGTACATTACACGTTAATAGATGGTATTCTGCTTCTTATTACAGAAGATCATACGCAGAAATTTATGAGGTAGCAGCATAATGGCTATCTCTTATAATTAAGATAAAACCTATGGCACTAGATCACGAAGCGATTTACAAAGCATACTCAGGGACAGTTGTTTCTATTGATGATTCTGCTGGTGCGTTTGATAAAGATGGAAATTCTGTAACTCTTGAACAAAACAAGATAGATACTGCAAGAACTGAATTAAATACTGCTGCGGCTGCTATCAAGTATCAAACTGATAGAACAACTGATGGTTCTACTGTTTATGCTTCTTTTGGAGATCAACTTGATATGTTGTATGCCGATATGCTCGCTGGTAAACTAGATACAACTGGAACGTGGGCTACTCACATCAAATCTGTAAAGGACGCTAATCCAAAACCATGAGTGAAATCAAAGTAAATTCGATAAAAGGGGTAGGAGCATCGGTAGCTGCCTTAAGTATTGATAATTCTGATGGAACGTGCAGAGCTAACATTACTAATAACCTAAGTAACAGAAACAAGGTTATAAATGGCTCGATGATTGTTAGTCAAAGAAATGGAACATCTGCTGTTACAACATTAAATGCGTACAATATAGATCGTTGGCAAATTGCGGCTTCTGGAAATCCCGGAGCATATAGTTTTTCTCAATCAACAGATAGTCCAGATGGTTTTGCAAATTCTTTTAAAATAGATGTCACTACTGCTGATACATCTTTAGGTTCAACTGACGTTCATCTGTTTAGGCAAATGATTGAAGGACAAAATATACAAGATTTTGCAAAGGGAACTTCATCTGCAAAAAAATTTACACTTTCTTTTTATGTAAAGACAACTAAGACAGGAACATACATAGTTAATCTTACTGATGTAGATAACAGTAGAGAATGTTCAGCATCTTATACTGTGTCAAATACAAATTGGAATAGATACACAGTCTCTTTTCCAGCAGATACGACAGGAGCATTTGATAATGATAATGAGGCTAGTTTGCGTGTACACTTTGCTTTACTTGCTGGAAGTAGTTTTCAAAGTGGGAGTTTATCTACATCTTGGGCTGCAAATGCAGACGCAAATAGGTACGTTGGACAGGTTAATCTTGCAGATAGTACATCTAATGAATGGTTAATTACAGGAGTTCAATTAGAAGTAGATAATACAGGATCAGGCAAGGCAACAGATTTTGAGCATGAACCCGAATATGTCACTGTTATTAAGTGCCAACGTTATTTCCAATATTGGTTTCATTCTGTAAGATTTCCTTCAACCACTTCCAATAATCATGCCCTTTATCATTTCCCCACACCTATGAGAGCAACACCTACTGTTGTAAGAACAGGAGATCAATTTGGTTCATATGAAAGTGGTAGCACAACTGCAAATACTGTAAGTAATAGTCAATATAAATATTATTACTCTGGACTTTTAAGTTATGGTAATAGTAGTGGTGCAGGAGTTGGAGGTTATGGTACTGTTTCTGCGGAGCTTTAAATTATGAATTACACTTACAAACTTTATAACGTTCCTAATGAATACAAAGGAATGGTTATGGAAAGTATAATTAGAAAAGAAGATGGAGCAATGATACCAAAAGACGAAGCAAACACCGACTACCAAGAGTACCTAGAATGGGTAGCAGAGGGAAACACACCCGAAGCTGCTGATTAATTAGTCTTATGTTGCATCTGCCTTGTCATAAGGCTCATAGTGACGTACAAGGGAGACAGAGC